AGCCACCGATTTCTCTACATAATTTAAAATAACATGCTCTAGCAAAAACATAATCATGATTCCTGGTTCTTCTACCAATATCAAGTTTAAAATGTTTTTCTACAATTTCTCTAAAGTGTTTCATGTTATTCTATTTTATCTTTTAAATCACTTAATAAATAAACTACATCCATCAATCTAATTGAAAACTTTTCATGATGATCACATGGATCTGCCCATGATAAATGAAATGCAGCATCTTCTACTAATTTTGCTGCTTCGTGTAAATCTTCTTTTGTAATTTTTGCCATAACTATACTATATAAGATCCATCTTCAGCCAGATCATTCCAAATTGGCCCACTAATTATTCCCATTTCTAAATAACATCTCCAATCAACTAATGCTGATTTATACAACATTCTTCCTTCTTCAATTAAATGATCATCTAATTTTATAACTGTAACTGCATAAGGAGGATTTGTCATACAGCATATAAATCTAAAATCAGTAATACCTAAGCAATCCATATAAAATGCTGCCTGGACATGATATTTTCTTTTTATAACATCATACTTAAATGCTTTTGGATTTGAATTTTGACAGCTCTTAACATCAGCTATAAAATTCTTTTCTCTATTTACAACATCTGCCCGAACTCTTACATCTATACCATCTAATTTCAGATAATGAGACAACTCAACATCACCTCTACAAAAATGTTTTGCTAGATTTGACATTTTACTGTTATCATTATACCTTTTTAATATTCCTTTTATCTTAGTATGTTCATCATGCTTTAACATAATTTTTCCATCAGCTTTTTCTAATGCTTGTTTTTTCAATGCAATGCCCTCTTTTGTTCTTCCATTTTCTATGTATGGCATTTCATAATACATATCATCATAAAGATCTGGTTCTAAAATAGCAGCATGAATGGCAGTACCAAGTTTCATTGCTGGTGATTCAGTAAACTTTGGCCCATTTAATAAATAATCTAAACCTTCATTTACTATGGTTTTCAATCCACTTGATGAAATACTATCATGTGAATGATATTCATCATTTGTATCGTTTTTGACTTCTATAATTTCAATTCCTTTCATTATTTAAGTGTTAAAAAAATTATACATACAAGGATTCCAAACAAACCAGTAGCTACTAGCTTAAACATTTCTGATTCTTTTTCTGGATTCCTACCTTGATTTGATCGATATTGTCTTTTTTTCATATCTAAATATTTAAAATTTTCTTTTAAATTAAAAATAAATTTTATAAAAAACAAATAAGCAAAAAAAAAGCACCAAATTAATGGTGCTTAAAAACCTCTAGTTTGCCAGTATTATAGAGGAATATCTATTTTGTCAATATTATCTTTTCCAATCCAATTGTTTTGCATATCAATGACTTTATAATTGTGCTGAACTAAAAGATGTATTGCCTGATTTATCCTTTTAGCTTTAGTTCTAAAGTGATCAAATGTTTCACCCTCAATGACTTGTATTTCATTACCAAATGCCATAAGAATAAAATTTAAAATGGTAAATCATCTGGCTCATTTACCGGAGCTGGAGGAACTGGATTTGTTGGCTGTGTTTTAACCTGGCCACCATCCTGATCTTTGTCAATTCTCCAACCTTGAATCGTATTAAAATATTTAGTTTCACCTTGTGGATTTTGCCACTCTCTACCTCTTAGATTCACACCAATGACAACATTATCACCAGCTTGAAAATTATTTAGTACATCACATTTTTCTTGTACAAACTGTATTAATAAATCTTGAGGATATTGTTCTTCTGTTGTTACAACAAGATCTCTTTTTCTAAACTCAGTTGTTATGTTTTGAGTTTGATTGATTAATTTAATTTTACCTTTTACTTCCATAGTATTAAAATTTGAATTTATTATTTATTTTATCTTTATATATTTTCTTCATCTTAAATGACTGCATTACTTTTAATGCTTGTTCTTTTGTTCCACCTAATGTAGCTTGAAATTGTGTTTCACTTAGCCAAGGTCGTTCATCTTGATTTTGATTAGATACAGCATTTTGAACTTCTTCTGCTGATGCAACACTGGTATCGATACCAATACCAAGATTTCCTAATGCTCTACCTACAGCACTTGTTTCACAATTTTCTACATGAGATGTATTATTAATATAACTTGAGCTTTTAAGCTCTCTTGCAGTACCAGTGGACACTACATCTCCAGATGCATTATAAATAACACATCTAAACTCTACCCTATTATCCTGGATTATTTCACCGGTTTTTTTACTTGTAGATTTAAACCAGTCATCTACTGTTTTAGTGGTTTCTAATCCAAAACCTTTGTATTGTGGATTAGTTCTAAATTCTATTATCCTAGAATTTACAAGGACATATTCCTTGCCATGAATTTTAATTGATTCCATAATTTAATTTAATTGTTAATATTCTAACCACTTTAAGTTAAAACCTACATTTCTTAACTTCTGTATTTCTTTAACTGTAAAAGTGCCTGGATTTTCTATCCTAGATTGTAAAGTGGGATAGGTACAAGAAAGAATTTTATATAATTGATTCTTTTTTAAACCTAACCTTTTAATCTCTTTTTTAAAATGTATTTCAAATTCCATAATTATCATTTAGTAGTCAAAAATAGTAAAATATTTTTTAAAAATAAAAAAAAATTTATATAAAATAAAAGAACCCCCTAAACTAATAGAGGGTTCCGGCAAACTAGAGTGAAGAACTCTGGGTTAAAAAGTTGCTTTAAAAGTGCTTGATTCATCATCATCCTGATTAGGGATATGCATAATAACATCATAAGTATTTTTTCTTACATTATAAGTCATGGCATCAATAATACAGCTTACTGGCTCTCTTAATACAGAGGATCCAAAATCTACCCATATTTTGTTTTGTAATCCCATAGGATCATTTAATAAATTATAAAGAGATCCTTCATATCTTACCAAGTTTTTTCTGTAATCATTTATAACTTGTTGACTTACAATTTTTTCCATTGTTGTTTCAAAATTTGCATTATTATCTCTAGGTCGAATTACCCTAGATGTAGCTGTCAAACAATTAGCATAGTTATTATGTGAAAGCTGTAAATTAGAAATTTCTAATTGACCAGATAAATTATCTGATGCAGCTCTTACTCTTTTGTATTCGAAATCATCTATTTTTCCAAAAAAAGGAGTTCTCTCATTACCATCTTTTCTGTCAAACTCAAGAGTTATATTATCATAATATATAGCATTCAAACCACCACTGTTTTGAACATAAGGTTCATATAGATCTAATATTAAATTACCAGTGTAGGGAAAACTGCCTAAGTCGTATTTAAATTCCTTCCATTTATCAGGATCTGATTCAATTTCTTGCAAATTTACAACAGCAGTTGTTGACCAAGCTTTTGTGCTGTCATTCCAATAATAAGTAGGATCTGTTGGTGGAGTTAGTGAACTATCCTCTATTCTTATTTGCCACCTAAAACTGACCTCACCATATCCAGTATTGACATCAAAAAAAGTATTGATTTTTAAGGTATGCCCTAAATGAGTTGAATTTACTACCGGAACATCACCACTACTTAAAGTTTTTCTAGTGCCGGTTTCATTAGTTTGTGTTTGTGTATTCTTAAAACTTTGATTGCCTTGTTTAGCAAAATCATCTGATATTTCTCCGGGCGATGTCGTTTCTGATGTTGTATAGGTACTCCAAAAAGTTAATCCATTTTCAAAACCACTATTTTGAAATTGATTTGTTTCAAGGTATTGTGATGTTTCATGAGTTATTTTAAGCTCATTTAAAGGTCGTAAATATTCTTTTGTTAAGTTGTTATTAATTGGAGTTAAATCGGTTGGCAGCTTTCTTAAAACCTCTATATTTGAAGTTGATTGATATGTGCCTTCATAATTGTAAACAACAAATTCTGGTAATTCAGTACCATTATTAATTAAATTATTAGCTTCAGAAGTTCTTATTCCGGTTGGAACAGTACCTCCAGCTGCTGTTGTAGCACTTGCATCTTTTACAGCTTGACCAGAATAACTAGAGTTGTTAATTATATACCATCTACCAAAAGATTGAAAAATTCTAGCATTTGTAAATTTTAAAATTTGTTCTAATGTATGTTTTGCAGTATTGATACCTAAAAAGTTTTTTTGAAAATTAAAAGGATTTACAGAAATCACATCATAAATAGTATAGTGAGTGCTTATTGGATTTCTTTTGAAAATATCTTGACTTACATAAATATCCAAATCTAAATCTAAATTATCAAGTGTTGATGTAATCCATTGCCTTGCTGACAAAGAATTGTAAGTGTTTTGAAACAATGTCATATCAAAAGAATCTAAAGTTCCTAAACCATCAATAGCTTTAAGTGATATTGGATAAGGAGTAGAAGTTATTGATTCTTTAAATTGATCAACAACAAGCCAACCAATCCAATACAGCTGATAAACATCACTTGAATCTTTGTAAAATATTTTCACTTGATACTCTCTTTCATCATATTCATGAAAGTCATCATAAGTAACATCATCTGTAACAAAAAAATTTAGAATACATTGTGAACCTTTAATTGGTGAATAAATGTTTTCATCACTCTCCCAAGATATTTCACATGGATCATCAGTACCTACAATGTCTAAAACAGTAGCACTATAATTGTTTTTTAAAATTTCAATTTTTTTCCCATTGCCTAAAACATCAGAAAATTCTAATCTATATTTAACACCATAAGCCATTATATAATTCTGTTTCTATTATTGTTTGCTCTTTGTAATGCTACTACTAAATCCTGACCTTTTAATGTAAATTGACCACCTACTTGCACTGATGAAGATCCTCTATCTCCAATCATAGCTTTTAATTTGTCTAGGGGAGCAATCACCTCAGGGTTAGATCTGGCTCCCGGGTACTCTCCGACTAGTCCAAGAGTTGGTGAGCTTACTATACCACCTTTGGCAAAACCAGTAATAGCACCAAATATGTCTTTAAACTTTGTTAAAGTACCACCAATTTTACCTATACCAATACCACCAAGCAATGTACTTAAAACCAATGCAGCAGCAGCAGCAGCTACTAACTTTTTAATTAATCCTAATATCATTCTCCCAAGAGCTTTTATAAAACTTTCACCTTGCATCATACTTTCAAAAGCAGCTGCAAACATATGAGGTATTTCCTGGCCAATAAAATGTAATGCATTCCCAAATTGTGTTGCTTTTTGTATTGGTGGCCCTAGAGCTTCTGTCATAGTAGTACCAATAATTTCAACACTTTTGCCAACTTCTGCTAAACCATTTACAGATTCTATTGCATTTACAGATACAACCTTAACTCTATTACCTAATTCTTCAGTTGGATTTAATAATTTATTTATTTGTTCAGCAAAATCTTCATAAGATGTAGTGAGTTTATCAACTTCATCTTTGTTGTCTTTTATAATAGGAGTACCATCTCTTAAAGTTTTGTTTATATAATTAACAGCAGCTCCCGGCCCAATTCCAGATGTTAAAACATTTTTAATCTTTTGCCATAATGTAGTTTGAACACCTAATGATTGTTCTAGTTTAGGTAATCCAACAGACAATGCTGCAACTGATCCTACTACTAAACTAATTGGGGATGCTAAAACAGTCATTGCAGCTCCCAATAATTTAAAACCAGCTATAATGCTAGGTAATACAGCAGCAATTGGAGGTAAAATAATACCTAAGCCACCAATAATAGCAATAAACTTTTTTGTTTCTGGCGACATTTCTGATAAACTTATTATAAAAGCATTTACTTTTAAAAGTATTTTAGTAAATGCCGGTAATAAAACCTGGCCAAAATTAGCAGCTAATTGTTTTAGAGCTTCTTGAAATATTCTCATTTGGTTAGCAGCTCCACCTCCAGTTCTAGCAAAATCTCCTTGAGCATTTGCTGTTTTTTCCATAATGAACTGATACCTTAAAGCAACCTTTTGTGATTGCGACATCTTTTTTATATTGGAATCTAAACCTTTTTCCATAGCAAACTGTTGTAAGTTTACCTCAGTCATTACAATTCCTAATCTTTTCAGTGATTCAGTTTCCCCAGTAAATACTCCAGCTAAAGCTGTAGTCGCTTGTTCTATATCAATATTTTTAAATGATGCTAAATCACCAGCTAAACCAACTAATTGTGTTGACATTCCGGCTGCTGAATCTTGTGCAAACCCCATAGAAGTGGCCATATCACCAAATAATGCAGCCATATCTAAAGCTGATCCTTCTGCTATACCAAATTGCTTTAAAGCTGTTTTTGCAAAATCTCTTACACCATCTTGTGATTCACCAAAAGCTACATCAACTTTATTTAATGATTCATTAAAATCACTAGCAAATTTAATTGCAGCTCCACCAGCAGCAAGTAATGGTAATGATACTCTTGTAGATAATTGTTTACCTATCTTACTTGCTTTTTTGCTAAAATTATCAAGTTTACTTGCAGCTTGTTTTAAGGATGCTTTTAATTTGGATGAATCACCAATAATATTTACTCTTAAATCGTTACTCATGGAATATTTTTTACAAAAATACTAAAAATCTAAGCATTATTTTTTTTGGATTCTTTAGCTTCTAGTCGTTTTTTAAACTTTAAATATTGTTCTTTTGTAGATCTAGGTTTACCTTTGGCCAAATAAACATCTTGAGGTAATGGAAATAATTTATCAGGTGTTATCATTTGCCCTTTCTTTTGGCAATTTACATTATATAGCATAGCAGCAATATATCTAGTTTGCTCCCATTCAAGATTAATTTTAATCATATGAGATTCACCTAGTAAATGATTTTCCTTCCAAGTATTTTTCCAAAAAGAATCTGGATTTATGCCAACCTGACCAATATAAAAATCCAATAGTGTATTCCAATCAAGTTGGCTAGTTACTTTCCCTCGTTAGTTGGCTTAGTAGTTTTTTTAATATTTCTAGCAACACCCATATTTAAATCATTACCAAGGATCCGAGATTCCATCATTGATTCAACAATATCATTCAGTTTATCAGAATCAAAATCTTCTAGCCACATTCCAACTGTGTATTGATTGTAATCAATTTCATTGCCTTGTTCTTGATCATTAGCAAGTAAACCAGAATATATTATACCAATAATTGCTTTTATTGATACACCACCAGAAAAAACATCTCCAATTTTATCTAATGGAACATTTAAGTATTCAGTAAAGTTTGACCAGAAATTCATTGAGAAATGCATGGTTCGCATCTTCCCACCTATTTTTAGGGTATAGTAACCTCTTTTTTTGTTTGCCATATATGTATATTTAAAAGGGATATAGTTATTCTTCACCCATATCCCTTGTATATTATATTAAGTATTACTATTATGATTTACTAATAGTACCAGTAGTTGTAATTGATCCACTATAAGTCATAGGTGATTCCATCTCAGCACTCATTTCGATAGAGCTAATAAAGCCAGTTCCAGAAAATACTGGATCTGCTGCATCAGCTGTAGCAAAACTCCATGTTACACTTCTTCTATTAAGTATAATATCACCAAAATCAACTGCATTTGCATCATCATCATATGCAACTAAACCTTCAAAACTTAACTCTCCACTAATAACACCAGCAATAACTTCCTGGAATCCACTTGAATCCTTAGTAGTTGCTTCTGGTAAGTCATTTGATAATGAAAGAGTACAAGATGTTGAGTGTCCTATTGCAGTTGCACTTGCTATTGAAGTACCATCATGAACTTTTAGAATTAGATCAGTTCCATTAAAAACTCCTGCTGTAGCCATATTTGTATTTTTTTAAATTATTAATCTTTAGCAAATATACAAATAAAATAATTATACATCTTCCCAGTTGTCGGCTATATCTTCCCAATGTTCAAAAACATTATCCCAAGTTTTACCTTCGCTAGGATCAGTAATTGTAAAGACACCAGTAAGATTAATTTCAATGTTAAAACTTGTTGCTGTTTCAAACTCAGCTGTTTCATCAACAGATTGAATAAAACCTTCACCTCTTACAGTAAATCTAGGATTAACATTGTCTTTAAAATAAAAAACTGCTTTCTCTTTAGTGATTACCATTTCAGATAATTCACTAAAGTTTAGGGAATCAGAATAATCAGTTAAGCATTCACAGCTTACAGATCCACTTTTAACACCAGCTATAACTTCTTGAAAGCCATTACTTTCTTTATTAGTAGCATCCGGAAGATCTACATTTACGTTAAAACTAGTGTTTCTTGAATGCCCTACAACTGTTGTATCTTTTAATAACAGAAAGCTAGTGGCATTTATAACTGCCATTTTATTCTTCTTCTAAAGGAGTGATTTCGCCAGTATCAATATTTAAAGAACCTTTGCCATATTTATCCTCGATCTCTTTAACTTTTTCTTGTTGCTCTTTGATTGATTCTTTGTGTAAATTAACAAGATCATCGATTGAATTATATGCAACTACTCTAGCACCTATTTCAATAAGAATTTGATTTGGTTTTGAAATTGTTTCTTTGAGTTCTTGTAACTCTTTTTCTTCTAGTTTGCTCATTATTTATTTATTTATTTAATTATTAATCCCAATCTGGGTGTAAATATTCATTTACTGGATTTATTTGTAAATTAATTTGTTTGTCTAATGATTCTTGTAAAATACTAACATCAATACCAGCTTCAAGCCACCCCACAACATCTTCTTTGGTCAAATCTTCGTAAGGAATAAATGTTGATTCTGGATTATATTCTACTGCTAGTGTGCTAACACTACTAGCTGTATATTCTCCAGTTGGATCGACTGCAATATAATTATAATGTATAACATAAATTACATTACTTAATTCGCCCTCTTGGATTTTAGCATCTAATTGAGATATTTTCCATGTGTATGTGTTAGCCATAGCTTATTTTTTTACAAATTTACTAATAATTTTTAACAATTACCCACTGATAATATTGAACCATTGTTCCCAATTTGTATCCATTTACCAGTTGCTGTTGGAATATTATCGTTACTGTAAATTGCATAATAACCATTAGCTGGGTGTGCTGATCCACTTATTGTTGTATATGCTGTATATGTCCCACCACCAGAATCAGGAACTAAATTATTGACATCTGTGTGAAAATATGGCCCTTCTGGTATAGCAGCATTACATGCACTACTTGAACTGCTATTATCATAAACATACATGAATGCTGTTCTAGTTACATTTTGATTGTATTCACTAAATTCCGAAAACTGTAAAGGATTTTCACCATCTGGTCGATTGTTTATTGGATTTAAAGTATTTACAGCTGGATATGAATTACCAGAACCACTTGAGTTTCCCCCACTTATTCTTTGTAAATCACTCATATAAATTGGTGATGTAATACTATAATTTGAATCATAACCAGCACCAGTTCTCTCTCTAGCTGTTTTTAACATTGTAATTTGATCAGTTGCTACATTAGGACATGCCATAATTTATTTTTTTAATTCTTTGATTTCTTGTTTTAAGCTATCAACTTCAGCTTTTAATTCTTTTATAGCTTCAATAAATACACCAGCCATATTACCATAAGCAACTGAGTACATACCCTCATCATCTTTACTTACAATCTCTGGCAACACCTCTAAAACTTCTTGTGCAATAACACCAACTTTAGTTGATTTATCATCTGTATCTTTTCTAGTATATGTAACACCTCTTAACTTAGTAACTTTATCTAAAGCACTATTAATAGTAATAATATTTTCTTTTACTCTTTTATCTGAAAAAGCAATAACATCACCTGATGCTCTTATAGTACCCTCAACATCTAAATGATAACTTGCATTATTACTGTTACCAATTTTTAAATAACCATTGTCGGCTCTAACATTTAAAACATATCCTACACTATTCATATTATTATATAAATAGAATATATTATTACGACCTACTAATTCCCATGTATTATTTGAACTTTGATCTTGAAATTGTATAATGTTTCCATTATTTGTAGATTGTTGTTTTAAATATAAAACCCTTGAACTACTATTTGAATGTACTGTTGCCGCATTTAAAACTGTTGCAGTTCCTTGTACATCAAAATTATTATATACTCTAACATCTGGCGATG